TAGTATTAGGTTTCGCCCACGCCGAAATTGTAATCTCCTCAGTAATATTCAAACTCTCTGAATTTGGTGCTTCTATATAATCATCACTACCATCAAAACTAGTATAATCTTCTTCTACTGTAGCTCCATAAATTATTCCGTGATTTTGATTAGGTGTTAAGTCCGAGGTTTTTAGCTCTTTTACTGATATTCCTGTTATATATTTGTCATAAGAATCATTCTTTGCTCTAAAATCTATATATATTCGATTAGAAGTTTCACTGGCAGTAAAGTAAAAAGTATATTTTTGCCATTCTGTCGTTAAATATACAGTTTCAGCCAACTCAGCAGTTGAAGGATTATCATATACATAGATTATACCCCCTCCAGAGGATTTAACCCAAAATGTTACTTTATAAACTTTCCCTAGTTGATATGATATGTCTTGATATATTCTATGCTGCCAAGTTTCATCTGGAGTAGCTCCCTGAACATATTTTAAAGCTACCGAATATCCCTCGGGGGCATCAGAAACTGCATAATATTTGGCATCTCCAGAATACTCTTGAAGTTCCCATCCAGAAAAAGTATCCTCAATCCCATCATCAATAGTCCCACTATAACTTGAAAAATCTCCATTACTAACTAACTCATCACCAACTTTTTCAAACCTACTTTTAAGTGGCATATCTAAGATTAGCCCTTTGTTCAGAGAAGATAATTTCACTGCCATTTTAACTTCTATTTAAGATAAGCTAACAGTTCCTGTCTTAACAGTTCCGTTTGAATACTTAACTTTAAATGTAAGAACATTACTGCTCTCATCAAGATAAACTGTAAATTGACTATTGTCTAAAGCAGAATCAGGAATAGCACCATTTTGAGCGTGTGCAATAAGTGCTTTATTTTGAACTCCTCCAGTCCCATCAGATTCCGAATATACTTTAAGAATTGGTTCACTATCAATACTCAAACTTGCACTCATTTCATCGCCAAGATTAGAAGAACTACTTACTGGCATATTGAATAAAGTAATTGCACCAGAATCTTCTTCAGCTTCTATTGTTCCACATATTTACTACTCCAGTTCCTGCATTATTTTCTCCACTAATCCATTCATCATTTGGTAGAGAAAGTAGTGTTTGTGGGTCATTTGTTCCGATACCAATATTACCAGTTGATTGTTGTATAAGTAATGCAGTTGTTCCTGACTCATCTATATCGAAATGTAAATCTCCACTAAAAGTTTGTCTAATTAAATTAGCTTGAGCTTTTATCTTAAAAGTGCTTGAATTTGTTCCTGCCCTTCTTACAATGAAGTCAGTATTAGAGTCTGTTTTTTGTAACTCGAGCAATCCGTCTGGATTATCTGTTCCAATACCGACGTTGCCGGTAGTTGCTTTTATAACCAATGCATTTCCACTGCCGTAGGCTCGAATGTAAGTGTCGCCTCCAGCATAGTCATTCCCTAAGTAGAAATTATTGTTTGCATCAAACCCCAACACTAAGCGTGCTGTGCCACCTGAGTCTTTGGCTCTCAAATAGTAATTGTTATCTATAAGAATGTCTCCCCCGCTTACGTGCAACTTCGCATCAGGACTATCTGTCCCTATACCGACTTTACCATCAGATTTTATTGTTAAGTATTCAGAAGAACCTCTGCTTATAAGAAATCTTGCATTTGTTCCGCTCCAAACACCAAGACTCCACTCTACATTGTCAGTTGATTGAGAAAGACCAATTCCCGGAGCGGGTCCAGCTATTTCTAAAAAGGATTGAAATCCTCTAGTAGCCGTTGGATTGGTTGTCCCAATGCCGACGTCTCCTCCTGTAAAGTATGTGTCCCCTCCAGAATTTAATCTTACCTTGGTATTACCAGATGTATCTCTTATATCAACGAAACCGTATCCGCTAGAATCGGATTCAACCGTAAACATATAGTTGCCATCAGAATCTTTTACACCAATAAAACCTTGACTTGTGTTTCCACTTGATTGCAATGTCAAAAGTTGGTTCGGACTTGTTGTCCCAATACCAACGTTGCTGGAGGAATCCTCTAAGAACATAATTGGGTTGGTTCCTGCATCGCTTGCTGAAAGTGCGACATCACCATTCTTGTAAAATAATAAAGGGACTTTCCAACCAGTCCCATCGTATACTTGAAATCTATATGTATCGTCTAAAGTGTCAACAGTTCCGTTAGATGACAAAACTATGCCCAAAGCTGCTATCGAAGAATCTCCCCAAAGACCATTAATTTTAAGAGTAGCTTGGTCCTTTGCAGTGGCACTATTGCCTTTAATTGAAATAGCTGTCGTGGTACCGTAAACTTCAAGTGCTTCCGATGGTGAATCGGTTCCAATTCCGACTTTGCCATCTTCATCAACTGTTATGAGGTCTGTGTAAGTCCCTACACCATTATTATCATCAGAAGAAAAAGCAATTCTGAATGTTCTTGAATCCTGTCCTATTCTATATGTTGCTTCAGTATTACCACTAGCATCACTTTCAGAAAATTTAAGAAATGCTTGTGAAAGGTCTGATTGAGACTCACTATCGTGAATATAGACCACCGGGTCTGCTCCATAAATGTGTAACAACGAGGAAGGACTCGTCGTTCCGATACCAACTTTATTACCACTAACAAACAATGTATCAGACGTATTATGAACAATAAATGTGCCAGAAACAACAGTTAAATCTGAAACATCATTTCCCAAATAAGTATCTCCAACAGTAGTGAATCCAATAACAGCATTACTAGAACCAGTAACTACTAAATTTCCAGAAACAGTGACATCACCAAAATTAGTGACAGTTCCACTAGTCGTTAAATCACCATTAATTGTAACGTCATGATTAATTGTATACGGAACGTATTCTAAATTTCTAATTGCCATTTTTATCTAGAGCTATAAATCTTTTGCGCATAAACTTTGGAAACACCAGCTACAGTAATTAAACCAATGACATCAAATCCAACATCCGTGTAAACAATCTTAGCACCAGCTTCCAATAGGGTTCCCGAAGTAGAAACTCCACCATTAACACCACTTGTCCATAAATTATAATACACATCAGTTGAACCCGAATTGAAAATAAACAAATCTCCGACTTTAGGTGTTGGCGTATTTAGAACAATGCTACCAGCAGTAGTTCCAGCCAATAAGTTTCCAAAGATTTCTGTATCTTTAAAAAACTGATATTCTCTTTCTCTTTTTCCTGGAGGCAATACCATCAGAACTCTCCTCCTTTTAATTTTGTATTTTACGTGTCGGTGAATCAGGAGAGCCACACGACACGGGAAGTCCAGCGTTCATCACACTGGAGACTTAAACAAAATTATAATAAAGAAGTAGTATTTAAATGTTTAAAATAAATCTATATAGTTTTACCAGCAATCCATCGTTTTTCATCGTTCATACAATGCTTTTTAGCCAATTCAATAAATTTATCTTGAGCAGAAGAAAAATCATCAAACCAATATTTTTCAATTTTACATTTTTTAAATAGTCCCCGAGCATATTTGACTTGTTGCATTTTATTCCGGATTTTCGGCACTCCTGCCATTTCTGGATAAACTTTTTCTGGCCAAATATACAATCTATCGATATTTTTCTTAGATGGGTCATACTTCGGAATGTATTTATCATATTTTTCATCATAAACGACAACCAAATATCTCTTTTTCTCTTTAATATCATCAATCCATCGGTCATCAATTAAATCACATAGAAGTCTGACTACTTTTCCATTTCCAACACTCTTACGAATGCTTTCTTCAATAATTGGCATTTCAACTTAAATGTATCTTAACTTTAGAAGAACGTTTGTATTAATGTTATCTTTAACGATTATCTCTAATTTATCATTTAATGCCCATTTCGACGTAGAAATCTTAAATCTTGAGCCGTCTTCAGCAATTGTTTGTGTTTCTAATGGGCAATATTTCTGACCAACAATTCCTGTACTTTCAAATACTACAATACCTGGAAAATCAGCAAGTCGAATTGTCACTGAGACAGGTCTTTCTGCGTCAATAATCAACGCCTGCAATATTCCGTTTATCTTTTCAGTTACATGAACTATTGCAGACCCTTCTCCCATACCTAAACTAAACTTATACGTCTTTTCCTTGATTTGGCCAGAAGATGTATCGTCCGAAGTAACTTCTTCGTTAAAAGGTTCTTCCTGTTCTTCAACGTCTTCTAAAGTTTTATTCTCTTCTTCCATCATGTCTTATCAATATAAACTAATTTATTTCGTGTGCGATGAGTAGATTGACGGTTTCCACGATTCGTAACTTCCTCAACATCAATATCATCTATTTGTGCATGAAGATTTCCAAATTCTTCATTTGCTAATCCAGCAAACATAACTTCTTGTGGACCACGAGTCCCACTTCCTTCGTAATCTTTCCAACTTCCAACAATAGGAACATCTTCCTTCTTAATAGAATCACATAAATCTGGAAATTCTTTTAAATTTATAACGTGGTCACCACTATGTTTGGGCAAAAAGATAACTTTCGGTGTGCCAGGAACTCTATGCATTGGCATTTTCTATTTCCTTCCAAAATTTTTCATTTTTTTGTTTAGTGTATTTTAGATAACATTCTCCGCAGACCCACTTTCCCGCAAGCAAAACAAATGCTTCTCTTTTACAACCTGGTACTGCACAAGTTGGTCTTTTATTCATTTTCAAAATAATCATCAAACACCTCTTGAAGCTTATCTTTGTCAATATCTGGGAACATTTTTTCGATTTCCGCTTCAATTTCTTGTGGCGCTAAGCCTTTTTTATCTAAGTCTTTTATCGCTTGCAGAACAGAAGGATTTTGTGCAGCAGGAGTCTCAGCATTCTTTTTTATTAATTGTAATTGCTTAAGTCGTTTTTTATCTTCATATCTCGCCCTTCTCTCAGCCCTTTTATTTTCTTTTTCTACTTTATCATAATCAATTCCTTCAATTGTCGCAATCTTTTTTTCAATTTCTTTTCTTAATCCATAAGAAATTGCACTCTTAGATGATAATAAACCACTATAAATTTTTAACAATTCGCGTTTATCTTCTTCACTTTGTTGTCCCCAAACTATCTTATATTTTGCTCGAGTCCTGCCTGCAGACAAAAGTATCTTATCAAAAATTTCGTGTTTAATAATATCCGATAACTGGTCTTGATACGATTTAATATTTCTCTCAAACGCGTCCATTTGTACTTGTGAATGACCAGCAGCATTCAAACCGCCAGATGAAGATGCACCTAAAATAACTTCAGGAACTTGAAATGCATAACTCAACAACTTTAAATCATTTTTCAAAACAGCTTCAAATTTTTCACCGATATTTCCAAAATCAATAACTTTCATTTCGACATTTGGACCAGTTACCCATTCAGTTACTTCATTCATATATTGCAATTTAGAACCAAATGCATCAATATCTGCTTGTTCTGGATAATCATCATGTTCCATACTACCCATTTTCACATGGATGGGATTATTTGCTTTTCTAGCCATAATCCTGTGTAGAGCTTTTTGTGCTCCCAAGAAATCGTTAATAATACTTAACCCTGGAAAAACAAGACCATAACCATAGACACTATTACCGATTTTATTAATATCGAGTTTAATAATTTCCTCTTTAGATAATTTAGTTATTTTTTCTTTACGAATCGAGGATAAACTTGAACCTAAATATTGTGTATAACCGATAATTTCACCATACTCATCAATCCTAACGTAAACAGTTCCTGCATCAACGACTTTTATTTTATTTGCAACACTAGAATCTCCCAGTCCTGCGATTTCTAGTGGGCTAAATCCTTTTAATAGTGCTTGAATAAACCACGGACGCAAATAACTTCTAAATCTCGTTTCTTGCATCCAGTTTTCTAATATTTTTTCAACTTGAGCGTCGTCAGTTTCAATAAATAATCCTGGACCAATTGTGAAATCAGAAATCTTATCTAATACTGCGTTCACTAATCCAAATTTTTTAGCAACGCCCTCAACGATAGAGTAATCAAACGGATGAGGAACCCCAATTTCTTCTTTAAAATTAGGAGCAAGTTTAATATCTTGTTCTTCTAATGTTTTTGTTTTAAACTTTTCTGTAAATATCAAATCTTCCCCGGTCTTTTTAGGAGAGTAAAATACGTATTTTGCTGTCTGCTTTTTCACAACCTCTTGCGTTTTTCTTGCGGGCATTATGAAGAAAGATTTGATAGTGCATCATAATATAATTAAATATAATAGATATTATTGTAATTCATTTATAAATGTTTAAATTACATCTATATAGTTATTGAAATCCTTTCCCGCTTCCAAGAGCGTATGTTTTTCTTCGTGTTTGACGAACATTAAAATACGAAGCAGCAAGAGCTAAAGCGTTAATTATGTCGTCATGTTCTCCTTCTTGATGCTTAATCTTGATTCCCATTTCGTTTGCAGTCGACTCTTGAACTATGGACAAAAATTGATAAAACATCTTTTTGACTCTGGGGTCTGTTGTATTCTCATAATCTGGAATGTAAAGCTTTCCTTTGTTCCGTGCCATCAATAGCTTCAAATTCGTAAAAATTTCGTTCTTTGACTTGTTTGTGTACCAGATTCCTTCGACTTTATTACCTAGACGAGATTTTAATATATCACCAACTCCAGCACCCAAACCTGTGATATCAATGATAATTTTCTTGCACCTAAAAACCGTATCCAAATATTCGGCTCTAGCAATAGCTTGAACCAAATCTGGAGTTTTGAGAGTTTCAATATATCTTACAAAAATATCGTCGCTATGTGCAAGTTTCTCTAGTACGACGAAAGCTGTTTCGTCAGAACCAGTTCTAGCGATATCTGCACCCATGACAAAAGTGCTCTTTGGATTTAGTTCTTCTGGTATAGGTTTTTGTTTTGGTTCCATTTTATACAGGCGGATATAACTGATAGTTCGCTTTGCATTGTTCTAGTAGTGAAATTGGAAAAAATGCCATAGTATCGTCAATGAACTCATTGCAATATTCTGTTCTAAACTCGATGTCTAACAACTGTTCTTTTTGTTCATCAATAAATTCTTGTTTATATTGTCCTTCTGCAACAGCTTCTCTCCAATGTACATTGATAACTGTATAATGTGGGTCTTTTACAATACTTTTCCAAAAATGGTTTCGCAACCATGGCGTTCCAATTTTAATTATTTGTCCATTTGTTGCTGCTATCATTGGAATTATAACTTGATTTACAATGTTGTCTTTCATATGACCTGCTTCTTCAATTATTGCAATATCTGCAGTGTAACCACGTATCGTGCGACCTTCTGGCCCGCAAGGCAAAGAAATAATTCTCGAACCATTTTCGAATTTCATTTCTGTTTGCGTATCTTTAACTATTAATTTATTAATAAACGGATTAGATGCAGCGATAGTTCTAATCTTTTCGTACAATTCGCCAGACTGAGATTGTGTTGGTGCAACAATAATTATACTTACTTTAGAAGTGACTGCTTTAAATAGTGCGTAATTTGCGACAGCAGTTGATTTTCCTGACTGTCGACACCAAGAAGCAGCAATTCTCTTTTTCTCTAAGCATGCTTTTAAAAAGCGTTTTTGATATGAATATGGTTTAAACCCAAAATAAAAATCCATAAATCCAAACATTAATTCTGGCGTCCATTTGATATCTTTAGGAAGCATCTTTTACAAATTCTACTTCTAACTGTTTTTTCTTTTCTTCTTCCTTCTTTTTTTCTTCAAGCAATTGTTTTTGTAATTTGTACCATTTTTCTAGAGATTCATTAAAGTCGATATTTGCTTGCACAGATTTTTGAGTCGCAGGCCAAAACACTTTTTTAATATCAATGAGAAGACTGACAAATTTTGCGCTCATTGAAAAATCATTGCGCATCTTTGCCTCTTCACCAAGCCGTTCAATAAACTCAGAAACTAGCTCACGTATCCTTTCTTCCCGCAAAACTACTTCCTTGTCGCCCTTTCTAATTATAATTTCATCTAAAAATTCATCAACTTTTGATTTCATCTTACTTATGAAAATGTTAATAATTTAATAAAAATTAAACACTTATACAAAAATTTTATTTGCTTTTCGATGTTTTATTTATAGTTTTGCTACTTTTGCTATCGGAAATTTCTTTAGAAATCCGTTGTTCTTGCTTGACTTCATCTGCTTTTTTGCCGAAATTTTCCTCAATCCATTTCTCAACTTTCTCGACATCTTCGTTCGGCACAAATATCGAAATTCTATTTCCTCGTTTCTTTGTTTTGAAGTGATATCTATATCCGATATGCACTTCTTGTTTGATTCCTGCAACAAGCCGTATAGTTTTTTCTTCTGTCCTTTTAACAAATTCAAATAACTCTGGATTTGCATAATCGTCTAATGACCCAAAATTTATTGTTGGGTCAACTTTAGTTTCGTCAACGGCTTTTTGCAACTCTTCTGCTTTTGCATTCATCATTTTTTCAAAATCTATTCTTGCACCGTACGAATCAAATGGTCGATAAAGTTTTTGATACTCTTGTTGCTTGTTTGCTAAGTCAGCAAGAAATTTATCAAGCACATCAATTGTCTTTCTTCCACGTAACTCTGTCAAACCTTCTTTTTCTGCTGGATTAAGTGGCCTAAAAATTTGATATACCATTATACAATAAACCTCCTTTCAGTGTTTGGTGACAATTAAATATGTTTTATTTTTTGTCTTCTGTCTTTTCTTTAACTTCAACACCTTCAACGAGTTGCTTTTCTAGAATTGCGATAGAATTTTTACGTTCTTCTATTTCTGCTTCAATGCGTCGCTTTTGTCGTTCTGTTTCTTGAATTTGTCGCTTTACAACGATGTCTGCAGTATCTAATGTTAATTTTACTCGCGGTAACTCTACTTTTTCAAGATATTCGAGTTCATCACGCAAAATTTCTAAGTTTTTACCTATCAATCGTTTTTCGTCTTCGGTTAGTTGTCTTTTCTTTCCCATTTTTACCTCCAATATTTAATTTTAAATTCTCTAATTCGAGAACGCGATTAATATAATCTTCTAAATGTATTTGTACGAACTTACTCAAGTTAAATCTTGGTCGAGATGCAATAAATTCTACTTGATATGGTGGCAAACTTATACTTACTGGAATGTGTTTGTATTTAACTTTTTTACGACCCATTATATTATTCTTGAATAATAACGTTCTCGCTATATTTATATCGTTCGTATTCACGAAGAACTTTAGGATAGTGGATTCTAAGCCATTCTTCTAATTCTATTGGAGCGAATGCAACGACCTCTTCAATCCGTTTCCTGCCCGGCATGTTGATGTTAAAATTATTAATTTTATTTAAGAAAAAGAATATGTCTAAGTTTATAAATGTTTAAAACATAACTATATAGTTTTAATAATTTTATTTTTGAGTCTGCGAGTGTATGACGATGTGTTATCATTCTATGATAATAAATCAGCAACCAAAAAATTTATAAAGGCTATTATATATAGAATATTGAATATTGAATATTGAATAATGAATATTGTATATAGAATATCAAAATGAAACGAGTCAAAGTCACTAAAATTTATGAATTGTGGAGTGAAGCATGTCCAAAGTGTGGTAAGTTGATAGAAGGCTTCACGCCGAAACAAGTTAAACATCGAATGAAAATGCATTTACTTTCATGCAAGAAGAAGCACAAAAAGAGGAGCAAATCAAAATGAAAATGTCTCTAATCAAAGGCATTGTCTGGGAAACGATTGGAGTAGTAATTCTTTTACTCTTATTTAGGAACACAAAAATCTGCGTTTTGTATGTGATTATTAGAATTGTTTTATTTTACTTTTATGATATTTTGTGGAAAAAGATAGATTCTAAATTTGAAAGGAGGAAACAAGAATGATAGGCAAATGTGCTATCTGCGGTGAAAGGCGAACAATTCATAAATACAAATATCATGAAAAACCAATTTGTTATAGATGTGCAGATAAATTTACAAGCGACAAAATTACAGCAAAAGAAGTAAGAAGAATAAGAACTATTGAACAAATATTTGGTGGCACAATTAAAGAAGGTGAAAGGAGGTCAAAGGGAAAGTGAGGTCTGAGGAAGAAATTAAAAAAGCTGTTAATAATTATGCTATATTGAAAGAAATCCTTAATGGTGCAGGAGTGTCTATTAATGAGGCAACTCTTGAGATAGTGCAGGAAACTCTTAAATGGGTTTTAGAAGAGGACTAAAATGAAATCCGAACTCGACAAAAAGATGACTCTGAATGAA